CTATAATGTATGCGAATGAGATGAATAGAGCATACCATTTGCACAAGAAAGCACAATACGACTATCTTATAAATAGTGTTAGAGGAAAGAAAAGACCATTTACTAAATGGCACAAAGCCTCTGATACGAATGATTTGGAAGCAGTTAAGTTATTTTTTGGCTATTCTACTAGACATGCAAGAGAAGCACTTAAACTATTAACTGATAAACAAATTGAAATTATAAGAAAAAAAACAGATATAGGTGAATGACATGAGCGTTGATAATTTAATTGAGGTTACTCTTGCCGAAAAAGATGACTTCCTAAAAGTCCGCGAAACTCTTACTCGCATCGGCGTTGCAGCAAAGAAAGAAAACGTTCTTTATCAGTCTTGCCACATTCTACACAAGCAAGGCAAGTATTACATTGTGCACTTTAAAGAACTATTTGCACTAGACGGCAAGCCATCAAGCATTGTTGAAAATGATGTGGCTCGTCGCAATGCAATTATTAATCTATTGGAAGAATGGGGTTTAATTAAAGTTGTAAACCCAGATTCTATCAAAGAACCACGTGCACCATTGTCACAAATTAAGATTATCGCTTTCAAGGATAAACATGAGTGGCAATTAATTGCTAAGTACAATATTGGTAAGAAGAAAAAAGAAGTTTAATATTTTATGGCTGTACGGCTCCCATGGCTCGACTATCTTTTGATAGACATTGAGAAAGATAGTTATTTGAAAAAGTTTTATCCCTTCTTCAAAGTTGTAATAGAACAGGCTCGAAACAAAGAAATCACAGCGCAACAAGCTGCTGGACAATTACAAGCAATAGTTCCTTCTATTCTGAGCGGCACTGATAAAGAACTCTATAGAATTACAAATCTACTGGAAGCCGTCGTTTCATATACTAAAAAAATAGATTGACCTTTACAAAAGTTTAATATATAATATTCGTAAGTGCTCAAAAGAGGCTTACGTTTTATTAACTTGCTTAAAAAGGAGTCAATTATGACACATTTAAATTTACACCCAGATGTCGCTAAGATTTGGAACTCATTCGATGTAAATCGTTTAGCTCCATCAACTGTTGGTTTCGATCGCGTGTTCGAAGTTCTCGACCACGTAGCCGATGCAGTGGGCAACCACACCAACACCTTCCCACCAGTAAACGTAGTTCGTGTTGAAGATTTCAAATACAACATCGAATTAGCAGTCGCTGGTTATAAAATGGAAGAAATCGAAATCACAGCAGCAAAGAACTCTCTAAAAATTGAGGGTAAGAAAGCAGAGAAAGATGAACGCACATATCTTGTAAAAGGTATTGCTGGTCGTTCATTCACTCGCAGCTTTGTTCTAGCTGACACTGTGGTTGTTCGCGACGCAGTTCTAGCAGATGGCATTCTTTCTATCTCATTAGAAAATGTTATTCCTGAAGAACAAAAACCACACAAAGTGGAAATCACTGTACCAAAGGCTTCTAAGAAGTAATTTGTGAAAGAAAAGTTTATATTATTTTACTTTGATGTAGCAAAGAGAGTTGCAGAACTCTCTCATGCCAAAAGGCTAAAAGTGGGTGCGGTGATTGTTAAGGATCACCGCATCCTTTCTTACGGATACAACGGCACACCTGCTGGCTTTGATAACTGTTGTGAATTTGAAGTAACTGAATTTCAAACCGAATACGGTGTTGGATCTAAGTTAGTTAAAACTGGCGAGCTTAAAACTAAGCCAGAAGTAATCCATGCCGAAATGAACGCCATTGCTAAAATTGCATATCATGGTGATTCATGTAAAGAAGCAACAATGTTTCTAACTCACTCTCCCTGTATAGAATGTGCGAAAATAATTCTACAGAGTGGTATATCTGATGTTTATTATTTGCAAGACTATAGATCAACAGCTGGTGTTGATTTATTAAAGTCTCGCGCTATTGCTGTGACAAAATATGAAAAAGATTCTCTTCTACGCGCACCAACTTAATTATCGTGGAACCACTAACTCTTTAGTGGATTATGCTGAATATAATCAATCAATACTTGGTAATGAGAGCACGATTGTATACAACGCATCTTTCAATGATGAGGGATTAGATATTCTTTCTAATGATGATGTTGTTGAAAGTATCAAAAAAAGATTTAATGTTATTGCTTATGAAGCTGGTCCAGAAAAGAACTTTGACAAGTTAAATGATATTGCTTCTAAGTATGATTTGTTTTATTTTCAAAAAGCAGGGTTAAGAGAAAACCCTGAGATCACATCAACTAAAACAGCCAATCATGCAGTGTTTCAATACTGCGATCCACATGGCGATCGATATGCTTACATATCTGAGTGGCTATCAATTAATAACAAATATTCACATAATATAGATATTCCTTTTGTTCCATATGTTGTTGATCTGCCTCCACCAAATAAAGATTTGCGAAAAGAATTAGGCATTCCAAAAGATAAGTTTGTCTATGGCCGTCATGGCGGACAATATACTTTTGACAAAGGGTTTACTTGGTCTGCTATAAAATATATTGCAGAGACTAGAAACGACATAGTGTTTCTATTTGCGAATACGCAAAAAGTTGTTGAGCATCCAAATATAATTTACTTAGACCCATTTTTTGGCAATCAAGAAAAATCTAATTTTGTAAATGCTTGTGATGCCATGATTCATGGACGCAATTTAGGTGAATCTTTTGGTGGTGCTATTTGCGAGTTTCTGTTTTTCAATAAACCAGTATTAGCATGGGCAGGTGGATTTGACCGAAATCATGTGATCCTTTTAGGATCATCTGGATTGTTATATACTGAAGATACCGTTTTAAACAATATGTTGCATCTTAAAGAGTATATGGAAGGAAAAGATTTTAAGCATATTGTCGAGCCATTTACACCTAAGAATGTTATGAACAAATTTGAAGAAGTGTTTATTAAATGAAAAAAGTATTATTTTACAGCCATCAACTTAATCTTAGAGGCACGACAAATGCTATCGTGGATTATGCAGAATACAATCAAACTATTCTCGGTAATGAAAGCACAATCATTTTTAATTCTGGATTAAGAGATCCAGGAAAGTTAGATATTCTGTCTGATCAAAATGTCATAAACAAACTCTCAAAAAGATTTAATGTTATTGGTTATGATGCTGGTCCAGATGATAACTTTGGACCAATGGAAAGCATCGCTGCACAATATGATCTGTTTTACTTTTTGAAAGCTGGCAAAAAAGAAAAGCCAGAAATAAAAAGCACAAAGACAGCAAACCATGTAGTGTTTCAAGCATATGAGCCGCATGGTGATGTTTACGCTTATGTTTCAGAGTGGTTAAGCAATCATTGCTCTGATGGATTATTACAATATGTTCCGCATATTGTTAGTCTGCCGCCACCAAATCTGGATGTAAGAAAGAAACTTGGAATACCAAGAACTAAGTTTGTATTTGGTCGTCATGGTGGAATGACAACTTTTGATCTTCCATTCGTACACAAAACAATTGAGAATATTGTAACTACCAGAGATGACGTTGTATTTCTAATGGTGAATACGAAGAAGTTTTTAGACCACCCAAGTATTATTTACTTGCCATCGTTTTTCGGCGCACAAGAAACTTCTAACTTTGTTAATGCTTGCGATGCGATGATTCATGGTAGAAGTCATGGTGAATCTTTCGGGTTAGCAATTTGTGATTTTTTATATCACAATAAACCTGTTTTAGCATGGGAAGGTGGAATAGATAAGAACCATGTAACGTTATTGGGTAAACATGGATTACTTTATAATGAGCAGAATTTATATGCAAAAATGATTCACGTTAGACATATATTGAATAGAAACTTTAAACAAATAGTTGAACCTTTTAGTCCTGAAAATGTTATGAAGAAATTTGATGAGGTGTTTATAAAATGAAAGCGTATATTGGTCCGCACAAAAAATGGATTGGTCCATATCAAATCGCTTATGCGCTTTGCTTTTGGGTCAAGAAAGTCAAAGACGAAGAATGTGGCGATGAAGACTTCCCTCAGTGGGTGCACGAATTCGGCACTTGGTTAGCCGAAGATAAAAATGGCAATGATTCTTTGTTGGCTAAATTTTGCCTGTGGGTAGACAAGAAGCGCCAGCGCAAAGTCAAAATCCACATTGACAATTATGACACATGGAACATGGGCGACGATTTAGCCATGGTCATTCTTCCGATGCTAAAGCAACTAAAAGCAACTAAAGATGGTTCGCCTTGTGTTGATCTTGAAGATGTTCCTGAGCACTTACGCACCAATTTAAATCAAGAATCTTTTGACTTCTATGATAAAGGCGAACAAGATGAATGGGACATGGTCCACAAACGTTGGGATTATGTTTTAGATGAAATGATTTGGGCATTTGAACAAGTTGTTGATAAAGAAAATGATAAGCAATTTTACACTGGTGAAATTGATCATTTAATTCTTCCAATTGATAGAGAAGGAAATGCTCTCGGACCAGCAGTAGCAGTTCCATTCGGAAGCAAAGATAGAGTGAAAGCTCCATTCTATAAAATAGTAGAAGGACCAAATCACACTTACAAGTATGATAAAGAGGCGCATGAGAAGCATGATGAACGCATCAAGAACGGTATTCGCCTGTTCGGGAAGTATTACCAAGGGCTATGGACCTAATTCCTCCAAGGCGATTATAGGAGCTTATACGGCGTTTGTAAGTCATTGATTCTATTACAACTATTATACTTTACTTTTATGCTCCAGTTTAGTATAATAGTTGTATAAAATAGTGATGGAGGATACTGTGAGTACATATCGCAAAAGTGTTTTGACTCCTCGCGCTCGCGAGATTTTTGATCCAACCAATAAAGACCATTTGATTGATTATGCTCAATTTCTAAAACATAGCAGTTGGGTAAACGGTTGTGGTTATTTGCTAGAAGATCCATTTGAGGATATTCCCTCAATGATCAATGCTAAAGTTGTAGAACATTTTTTAGCAAAGTACATGGTGTAATTTTATGATGGTTTATACTCGTACAAGTTTCAAACCAAAAAAGAAACGTAAGCCAAAAGGCGTTATCGCTAAGAAACTAAACGTCTCTCGTTTAGAGAAATACAACACTCTTAAAGTTCCAAATTATTCCAGTTCTTCATTGCGTGTTGGTGCAGACACTGCTTCTTCTTTACCGTCGTTGGTGTCAACGACACAATTCATTCCTAACAGGACAGGTATGATGGATCCAGTCAAATTGGCTAAGGAAAGTCCTGAAGTCCGCGATGCTATTATCGCAAAGTCTAAGCGTCTTGCTCCTGCTTATTCGAAAGGTGCTGTTCAGTACATTACTGATGACGCTGATATTCAAACATTAGGAAGGAAAATAAAATGAGTAAGAAAGATCCAGATCAAGCCATCGTAGAATTGTATGATAAAATCTATCAATTCGCTGGAGAAAATTTTGGTGAATATGATCCATTGGCTGTTGCCGCAGTAATGATGGCTACTTCTTTGAGAATATATAAAACAGGATTGTCTGCTGAAGATTTTGATTTGATGATTCAACATGTTTATGACAGTAAAGATAAAGTTCTTCCATTTGATGCTCCAAAGTTGCAATGAAAATTAATGTAATGTCTGACCTGCACTTAGAGTTCGCCTCCATGGTACTTCCTGGAGGCGACGTGCTTTTGCTTGCAGGTGACATTTGTGTAGCTGCTTATCTGACTAACAGTAGAACTGATGCCAGAGCACGCGAACATCAAAAAATTTGCGATAAATTCTTTTATCAAGAATGCAAAAAGTATAGCAAAGTCTATTACATTGCAGGAAACCATGAACACTATCATGGTGTTTTTGATCACACTGTAGAAAAATTAAAGCAATTTCTTGCAGGAAGTAATGTAACTGTTCTTGATAATGAAATGGTAGATCTAGGTGACTGGAATCTTTTCGGAGCAACTCTCTGGACAGATTACAACAAAAATAATTTTTTTGCGAAATTGACTGCTGGTAAAGCAATGAATGATCACCACATTATTCACAAAGTTCATAAGAATGGTGTAATTGCTAAATTTAGTCCAGAAGATGCTTACGAAGAGCATAAAAAAACAATTGCTATTTTGGATGAAACCCTATATAATTGGGAAGTCATTGATAAACCAACCATCGTGATGGGGCATCATGGACCAACATATAAAAGCATCCACCCCAAATATGGTGTTGATGATTTGAATTATGCTTATTCTAGTGACTTAAGCGAAGTTATTTTCAAACACACCAATATCAAATATTGGTTTCACGGTCACACTCATGATAGTTTCGACTACATGGTTGGCGACTGTCGTGTAATTGCTAATCCTAGAGGTTATGCTCGCAAATATACTGCGGATCGCGCAGGTGAACCAGAGAATAAAAGTTTTAACGTAGATTTTGAATTGGAGATTTAAAATGCTTTCTAAAGAATTTAGACAAGATAAATTTACTTTCACTCATACTGATTTTGATGACAAGGAGTACACCATGGTTCTACATGGTGAAAAAACTGTAAATCAACTTTTAGAACATTTTTTAATGTTCATGAAAGGATGCGGCTATCAATTTAAATTAAATGATCGCCTTGAACTTGTAAAGGATGAGGATGAGGGTGTGTCTTCAAAAGACACTGATCATTTCAAACCTTTAGATGATGTAATTGAAACTGCTTCTGAAAAAGAACAAAGAGAAATGCAAGAAATCTTAGAAAGATGGAAACAAAAAGAGTTAGAGAAAACTAATTATGTTTCCACAACTGCTTTTGATGATCAGTTTAGATCTGACCCAACTGTAGATGCTGAAGATCCTAATGCACCATTTACAGCTAAATCTGAAATTAGTTTAGAACAACTCAATGACACGATTCTTCCATTTTTAGAAAGTTTAAAATTGGATCCTGAGAAGTCAATGATTCATTGGCCAAATCGTGCTGAAGTTGTTGATGATCAAATTCAAAAGATTAAAGAAATTATTGGAGATAAAAATGCCAGCTAAAGTAGGAACTAAAGGATTCGGTAAGGGCAGAGCCAAATTAGGCTCAAAGAAAAGAGCAGCTCGTCGCAACAAGCAGAAATCATGAAACCATTAGTGACTGTAATTACTGCCACAACTGGCAACCCTCTACTAAATAAATGTATTGAGTCTGTAAGAAATCAGACTTGGGGTAATGTTCAACATCTCGTAACGATAGATGGTCCAGAACGCAGCGCCAAAGCATATGAAATTATTGGTAGTTTGCCAGAATACAAAAAGGACGGTTACAGATTAGATGTTATTGATCTCCCTTATTCAATCGGAAAAGATAGGTGGAATGGTCATCGCATTTATGGCAGTGGTACTTTTGTTGCTGACGGCGATTTTCTTATTTTCCTTGATGATGATAATGCTCTTGATCCAACTCATATACAAGATTGCTACGATGTTATACAGAAAGGTAACGACTGGACATTTTCGTTCAGAAAAATCGTAGACAACCAACATAACTTTCTTTGCGAAGATAACTGCGAAAGTCTAGGTAAGTGGCCAAGTATTTTACATCCACAAGATTATTTTGTAGATGTTAACTGCTATTTCCTCCCACGACTATTAGCAGTTTCCATGGTTCCTGTTTGGTATTGTAAATTCAGAGAGCCTGGACAGCCAGAGATTGATCGTAAGATGATGCACTTCCTAAGACAAGTTGCTCCAAAATACGATACTACATATAAGTATACAGTAAATTATACTGTTGGTAATTCAGGATTGTCAGTTCAGCGTGAGTTCTTTGATAGAGGTAATGCTGAAATGTTGAAACGTAATAATGGAGTTCTCCCTTGGAAAAAATAAATGCATGTATTGTCTCTTTCTTCATGGGTAATGTAAACCCAAAGACTGCAGAACTACAAAGAAAAGTTGTTGAGAAGTTTAATGTGAGCAGATATCCTCACTACTCAATTCAAACAAACATAATGCCTGGACCAATGATGGATTATGTTTGGTGTATGAATGGTCAGAATACTGGAACATTTAAAGATCCTATTGAAAAGAAACTTGATCATGATGTCATTTTCTTTTTAGATATTGATGCGATTCCAACTAACGTGTTAGCTATTGATTTAATTATTGATGCTGCTGCTGAAGGAATTTTAGTTGGTAATGCTCAACGTTCAGGTCATATTGAAAACAATCAACACGTATTCGCTGCACCTTCTTGTGTGGCAATGAGTAAAGATGTATTTGAGAAGATTGGTAAGCCATCAGCTATTCCTAATGCTCGTGGTGACGTTTGTGAAGAGTGGACATTCAGGGCAGAAGAGGAAGGAGTTCCTGTTCAAACATTTATGCCTTTAAAATTTGATGCTCAACCTATTCGCATGGACTGGGAAACCAATCAAGAACCATTCTGGCGTTTAGCCGATGGGATGCCGCATTATGGTTTAGGTACTACTTTCACAAGTGGAATCTATCATAACTTCCAGATTTTCCATCCTGGACAGCAAGAACGTTTTTGGGCTAAGTGTGAATCATATCTATAATTGAGGTATATTTTATGGCAGCAAGATCAGATTTTGATAGTGCAACTCTTCCACGTTATTTAAAAAGAATGATGGGGTTGAAAGATTTTAAAGACAGTCATGAGCGTGGTGCATGGAAGCGAGCATTTATTGAAGCTCATGCCATTCATAAAGCTGCAAAGAATAAGAAGCGTATGAATGATACTCCTTCTAAAGAAGAATCAACTGAATCAACATAAATAATTAATTGCGGGTTAGCTCAGAGGCAGAGCGATGGACTCATAATCCATAGGTCGTAGGTTCGAGTCCTGCACCCGCTAGAATTTGGAGAGCATAATGCCAAAAATATACGAAAGTCCTGACAAGGGCAAGACAGTTTATGAGCGCGAATTCGGTGCTCATCCATCAACTCGTAAATTGGTAAAGACAAAGAAAACTAAACAAGGTAATGATAAGAGTTCTTAAAAACATAAGAACATACCTATTATTGTCTGGTTTGTTTCTTTCGTCAGCTGCTGCTTATTATTCAATAGCAGGTCTTATAGCAATATTTCCAGGAGCCACTACACCTATATTATTAATGGGTGGCTCTCTGGAATTTGCCAAAATAGTAACCGCAACTTATCTTTACAAAAGCGGTAACTCAATAAAACTCTTCATGCGAATATACATGACCATCGCTGTGGTCATTCTGATGTTCATCACATCAATGGGAATCTTTGGATTCCTTTCAAAAGCCCATATTGAAAATAATATTAACAGATCAGCTGACGTAGACGCAGTTGTAGTCGAATTACAATCTGATATAAAAGCAGATGAGAAAATTGTAGCTGATGCTGACAAGCAATTAAATTTACTTGATAATACAGTAAAAGAAGATTATAATATCATCCTTAGTCAAAAAAGAACTCGCACTGCCTTGACAAATGAAAAGAAAGAAGCGACTAAAAGGCTAAGGGAAAACAATAAGAAGTTGGCTGAGGCTCAACTTCAAGTTGAAAAGAACGAAGTTGATATTGGTCCATTGAAATACATTGCGGAGTTGATATATGGGCAAAATGCAAAGAGTCATTTTGATGATGCAGTGCGATTGGTTATTATACTTATTGTCATTGTTTTTGATCCTCTTGCTGTCATGCTTTTAATTGCAGCAACGAAAAGAAATGTTGATGATGGTGAGAGTTTTGTTGTGACTGAAGATGATTTTTTAAACTTAGAAAAGGAAGATTTATGAGCGTTAAGATTTTTAAATTGATGACTGGTGAAGAAGTTGTTGCCGAAATTACTAATGAGACCGATAACAGCGTTTCATTAAAGAACTGCGTTGCTTTAGTTCTTCAACCATCACGTGATGGTAAACTTGGTTTTGGTTTTGTTCCATTTGGCGCAATGGTTGATGGTGACATTACTATTAGCAAGGACAAGCTATTGTTTACAGCTGAAGCTTCTGATGACTTGAAGAATAACTACAACTCAATGTTTGGTGGTATCGTAACTCCTCCAAAAACTTTGATCACAGGTTAATTCATGTTCTATACTAATGTCGCGATGATTGGCGATAATATCCTCTTCCGTGGAGTAAAAGACGGTAAGAGGGTTCGTCAAAAGATCAAATATAAACCAAAGTTGTTTGTCAGAAGTAATAAGTCTGACACAAAATGGAAGTCTCTGAAAGGTGAACCACTCGAGGAGATGAAGTTTGATTCTATTCGCGATGCACGTGAATTTGTAAAACAATATAATGGGGTTAGTAATTTCCCCATCTATGGTAATGTTCGTAATGAATATGCTTTCATCTCAGACGTATTCCAAGATGATATTGATTGGGATATGTCTAAGATGTCAGTTGCATATATAGACATTGAAGTTGGATCTGAAAATGGATTTCCTGAACCTGAGCGCGCAAATGAAGCAATTACAGCAATTACAATATTTCTTGGTGGAAAATATCACATATTTGGATGCGGAGATTATAGCCAGCATCGGGACGACGTTGTCTACAATCTCTGTGCTGATGAATATGAATTAGTTGATAAGTTCCTAGACCTTTGGACTTTACATTATCCAGATGCAATTACTGGATGGAATATCAACTTCTTTGATATTCCTTATCTAATCAATCGAATCAAGCGACTATTTGGTGACGAAAAGATCGCCAAGTTTTCTCCATGGGGTAAAGTCAATGCTCGTGAAGTTGAATTCAAGAGCAAGAAACAATCCGTCTATGAAATCATGGGCGTGGCGATGCTTGACTATTATGAGATGTATCGCAAGTTCTCATCTAATCCTAACCAAGAAAGCTACAAGCTGGATTATATCGCCGATGTAGAACTGGGCGAAAAGAAATTAGATTATTCTCAGTATGGTAATCTACATCAATTATATAAAAACAATTATCAAAAGTTTATCGAGTATAACGTCCGCGACGTTGAGCTTGTTTGTAAACTTGAAGATAAGATTCGCCTAATTGAACTGGTATGTACTTTGGCTTATTATGCTAAAGTGAATCTAGATGACGTATTCTCGCAAGTAAGAATGTGGGATACAATTACATACAACATTCTAAAGAAAAAACATATCGCTGTTGCACCAAAAAAATCTGCTAGAAAAGATTCTCAGTATGCTGGTGCGTTTGTGAAAGATCCAATCACAGGATTTCATAAATGGGTCGCGTCATTCGATCTAAACAGTCTGTATCCGCATCTTATTATGATGTACAATCTGTCGCCTGAGACATTGATTGAACCTGATATGCTAAATTCTGTACTAAGAAAGTTCTTTGCCGAAAATGGACCAAATATTAATGTTGATAATCTCTTGAGGCAAGAGATTGATACCAGCATTCTAAAAGATCATAAAGTCGCGCTAACGCCTAATGGTCAATTGTTCAGTATTCAAAAGCAAGGATTCTTGCCTGAGATTATGGAAACGATGTATGAAGATCGCGCTCTGTATAAGTCTAAGGCGATTGACGCTCGTAAGCGAAAAGAAAAAGCTGTAAGCGAATCTGAAAAGAATGAACTTGATAAGCAGATTGCTCGCTTTAATAATATTCAGTTAGCCATGAAAGTTACATTGAACTCCGCTTACGGTGCTATCGGTAACGAATACTTCCGCTTCTTTGATATTCGCATTGCGGAAGCGATTACTCTTTCAGGTCAACTTGCTATTCGTTGGATTGAAAGAAAACTAAATGGGCATTTGAATAGTACACTTGGGACTCGTGAAGTTGATTATGTTATTGCTTCAGATACAGATTCAATCTATTTGAATCTGGGCGGGTTAGTTGACAAATATATTAAAGATACTTCTGATCCTAAGCGTACTATTCGAATGCTCGACAAATTCTGTGAAGACCGCATTCAACCATTTATTGATAAATGTTATCAAGAGCTGGCTGATTATATGAACGCTTATGCGCAGAAGATGAAAATGAAGCGTGAGGCTTTGGCTGACAAGGCAATCTGGACAGCCAAGAAAAACTATCTTCTCAATGTTTACAATAACGAAGGCGTTGAATATGCCAAACCTAAGATGAAAATTATGGGTCTGGCTGCGATCAAATCTTCGACTCCATCAGCTTGTCGTGATAAAATTAAAGAAGCATTTGAGGTTATCTTAAGTAAAGATCAGAATGCACTTTATGAGTTTATTGAAACATTCCGAGAAGAGTTTTCGAAATTGCCTGTTGATCAAATTTCATTTCCTAGAGGCGTAAACGGTCTTGAAAAATATAGCGATAACAAAACAATTTATGCATCAAAAACACCGATTCATGTGAGAGGATCTTTGTTGTATAATAATCAATTAATTAAGTTAGGTTTGGTTAGGCAGTATGAACAGATTAAAGATGGCGAAAAAATCAAATATGTTTATCTAAAACAACCTAATACAATTCAATCTGATGTAATTTCTTTTATGGGCACAATCCCAAAAGAATTTGACTTGGATAAGTATATAGATTATAATACGATGTATGATAAAGCGTTTATTGAACCGTTAAAGGCAGTTCTTGATGCGATTGATTGGAAAGCTGAACGAAGTAATACACTTGAAGATTTCTTTACATGAGGACAAATAAATGAGTTTACTAGATAAGATTAAAAAGAATACCACTATTAAAGATTCGGCTATTCTTTCAAAATCAAAGCTCTTTGTTGATAAGGATATGATCCCAACAAAGATTCCTGTGGTTAATATTGCATTGTCTGGAAAATTAGACGGTGGTCTAACTCCAGGTCTTACAATGTGGGCTGGTCCATCAAAGCACTTTAAAACTGCATTTAGTTTGTTGATGGCTAAAGCATATCAAGACAAATATGAAGACGCTGTAATTTTGTTTTATGACTCAGAGTTCGGTACTCCACAAAACTACTTTAACAGCTTTGGTATTGATACTGATCGAGTTATCCATACTCCGATTACAGATATTGAACAATTGAAGTTTGATATCATGGCTCAGTTGCGCGAAATTAATCGCGGCGAGCGTGTGATGATTGTTATTGACTCAATCGGTAACTTGGCTTCAAAGAAAGAAGTTGAAGATGCTCTTGAGCAAAAATCAGCAGCAGATATGACTCGTGCTAAACAAATCAAGTCATTGTTTCGTATGGTTACACCGCACTTAACTTTAAAAGATATTCCGATGGTTGTTGTGAACCATACCTATATGGAAATTGGTATGTTCCCGAAAGCAATTGTTGGTGGTGGTACTGGTTCATATTACTCAGCTGATAACATTTATATTCTCGGTCGTCAGCAAGAGAAAGAAGGCACAGAGATTGTAGGCTATAACTTTATCATTAACGTTGAGAAGTCACGTTATGTTAGAGAGAAAGCAAAGATTCCTGTGACTGTAACCTTTGAAGGTGGTATCAGTAAATGGTCTGGTTTGTTAGAAATGGCTCTTGAATCGGGTCACGTTGTAAAGCCAAGCAATGGTTGGTATTCTCGAGTGAACACCGAAACTGGTGAAGTT